CCAAGGATGCCCCGCCGCCCGAGGGCGGCATCGGACAAGGCGAAAGGATCGCCTGATGGATGCCGCCCCCCAGCTCATTGCCGATCTGGCCGACAAGGTTGCCGACGCCGTCTCCAAGCGCGGCCTCGATCCTGAGGCCGCCGCGCAGGTCGGCGTCGAGGTCGCCGACCTGATGCGCGCCGACTGGGGCGGGCAGGCGATCTACTTCGCCAAGGGAATGGCCATCGACATCAGCCGCCGCGACCTGGAAATGTGGGAGAAATTCAACGGCCACAATCATGCCGAATTGGCACGGGAGTATGATCTGTCTGTCATTCACATCTACCGGCGTGTCAAGTCGGTGGGCGATGCCCTGCGAGCCAAGCGCCAGGGCGATCTTTTTGGGGAGGCACAATGAAACGGACCATTACGATTCTTGCTGGCATCCTTCTGTCGACGTCCGCGCTCGCCGTGTGTGAGGGCGTTACCCCGGAGAAGGATGGGATTTCCTGTGCCGTGGCGCAGACCGACAGCGGCCGCGTGCTGAAAATTCAGGTGCATGCCAGGAAGGGCGATCCAGAGGCGCGCGTCGGCGCCGCCAAGGCCGCCACGGCGCGTGCCATCGAGAGCTTTATCAACGAGGGCGGCGTCTTCATCAAGATGCGCTCGACGCGCCCGGACGGCATGGCGATCGAGCGCACCTGCTCCAAGATCAAGGGCAGGAAAACCGAGCACTGCGGCGAGTGGGTACCAGTCAAGGGGTGATGAAGAACGCTCTGCCGATCCTGCTGGCGCTGGCACTGACCGCTTGCGGCGATGGCGGACGTGAAATCGTAATGCCGCTCAAAGCTGGCATGCCCGCCGCCGATGTTACGGCGGCAGAGCGCGCCGTGGAAATGCTCATCAAGACATGTCCAGGTTTGCCGCGTTACTGGGATGATCTTGCCGTCGGCGCTCCGGTGGCAGTGAAGGAAGCGACCCTCACCGATCAGCGGGAGCGGGGATGGGTTCGCGCCGTTGCGATTGAATTGCATGTGGCCGCCCGGCCGAAACACATCCCGCACGCTTTCTTTGCAGCAGGACATCGTTGCTACTATGATGCGGCGATGCCTCCGGCCATGGGCATTGCCGTGGCGAAGAGCGCCTGCATCTCCCTGTGCCTCGACCAACGGACCAGACAATCCCAGGCTTTCCTTAACCCCCGTTAATAGAGCCTGACTGCATGCGCGCGCGACACTGGCGCGCATGTCCACGTCAAATCAATCCTGTCGCACCTGTGCCAACCGGCGAGCGAACTCCGCTGATCCGGTGATCGCGCTTGGCTTCGGCCAGTGCGTGCATCAGCCGGCGTATCAGTACGTCTCCGGCCATAGCGCATGCGCGTTCAATCCATCCCGCTACCAGGAGATAACCCATGCGCCTGCCCCGTCTCGCTGACTGGATCGTCATCGCCATCGTCTTGACGCTGGCCATCGCCATCATTGCGCCCCAGCAGATCCCCGTCACGCTCTACAAGCTCTCGCTGGTCAGTCTGGCCGCCGCCGTCGGCTACTGGATCGACCGCAGCCTGTTCCCCTACGCCCGGCCTGACGATCGGCTGTCGGATCTGCAAACCGCCTCGGCCTATCTGCGGCGCGCCATCATTGTCGGGGCGTGCATCGTCGGAGTCAGCCTCGGTGCGTAGCTGGCTCATCGCCCTCCTGGTCGCCGCCCTTTCAGCGACTACCCTCGCGCAGGAGCCGCCCAGGGCCGCCCTCAAGTATCGGGCCAACCTGGTGCGCTCGGCGCGCCTGGCGTGGGGGCTGGATGCGCCCGTGGCCGTGATGGCGGCGCAGGTGCATCAGGAATCCGGCTGGCAGCCCGACGCCCGCAGCCCCTATGCTCACGGCCTGGCGCAGTTCACGCCGGCGACGGCGCGCTGGATTGGCGGCCTCGATCCGATGCTCAAGGGCGCGGAAACCGGCAATCCGGTCTGGGCCTTGCGCGCCCTGGCGCGTTACGACCGCTGGCTCTACGACCGCATCCCCGCCGCCAGTAACGTCGATACGGCCTGCGACCGCTGGTGGGGCGCCTTGCGCGGCTACAACGGCGGCCTCGGGCACTGGCTCAAGGAGGCGCGCCTGGCCGCACCCTCTATGGATAGCGGCGCGATCGATGCGCAGTGCGGCCGGGCGTCCCGGCATATTTCGCACTGCCGGGAAAACCTCGCCTATCCGCGCCTGATCCTCACCCGGTGGCAACCGCTCTACGCCAGCTGGGGGCCGGGAGTGAAATGCCCATGACCAAACTGATCGCAATCGTCTGGCCCTACCTGCTCTGCGCTGGCCTGGGCTTCGGTGCCGCCTGGTTATGGCAGGGCGATCGCAGTGATGCCCGTGCGCTGACCATCGAGAACAAGCATCAAAAGGATCGGCTTGACCAGGCCGAAGCCTGGCGCAAGGAGGTTGCGCGCCGACAGGCGCTGGCCGACGACATTGACCGCAAGGCTGCCGCCCGCGAACGCGAACTCACCACCAAGCTCCAGGAGACCCAAAATGCGCTCAAGACTGCTACTCGCGGCCGCCCTTGCCTTGGCGGTGCCGCTCTCCGCGTGCTCGACCAGGCCACTGGTCTGCGATCGCCAGCCCCTGCCGGCGCGTTACACGGAAGAACTGCCGCCGCTGCCGCCGATTCCGAGGACGAAGAAGCCAGCGACACCGACGTCGCCGAATGGATCGCCGTCGCCGGCGACTACTACGAACGCTGCCGCGCTCGCATCCGCGACATCCGGCGCCACGAAAGCGGTGCCCAGTGACTGATATTTTCGACCGGGCCACCGAGCGCGAGGAGGAGTTCCGCGCCGATTCCATTGCGGCGTGGGCGCGCCGTCGTAACGCCGGGCTGGGCGACAAGTCAGCCACGCATTGCCGCGTCTGCGAAGAAGGCATACCCGTCGCCCGCCGCCGCGCGGTGCCCGGTGTGCAGACCTGCATCGCCTGCCAGTCCGAACTTGAACAAGCCACCGTAAGTGGGGGGAATTAATGCACGTACAAATCGAACTGTGGACGCTACTCACCTTCCTGATCGGCCTGCTGATTACCTTTCTGGGCTGCGTCTTCGGCTTTGGCAAGGTGCTCGGCGGACAGATCGACAGGCGCCTCGACGAGAAATTCCAGGCGCAGGAGACAGCCAGGGAGGCCGGCGCCAAATCACTGCGCGAGCACATCGACCGCTACATCGCCCTCGGCGACCGCACCGCCAGCCAGGTAACCAACCTGGAGCGCGATTTTTTGAAATGGCAGGCCGACCTGCCGGTGCACTACGTCCGCCGCGAAGACTACGTGCGCGGCCAAACGGTGATCGAGGCCAAGCTCGACGCCCTCTACAACAAGCTGGAAGTGGTACAGATCAAGGGAGCCGGACATGGTTGATCTACAAAAGGTGCGTCGCGAGGACATCCGCTGGCAGATCCTGCTCACGCTCAACAATGCCCGCCCGATCGGCGCCTATGAGGAACTGGTGCAGTCGGTGATCCGCAGCACCTATCCGGATGCCACCCCGCTGGAACTGCGCCGCGAGCTGGATTATCTTGCTGACCGCAAGCTGGTCGATCTGCGCAAGGAACCCTCTGGCCGTTGGTTTGCCGACCTGACGCGCTACGGCGTCGACGTGGCGGAATACACGGTCGAATGCGATCCGGGCATCGCCCGTCCGACGAAGTACTGGGGTTGACATGGGGCGCCGATCCAAGATCGAGGCGCTGCCGAAGGCCGTCAAGACGTGGCTTGACGCTGCGCTGGTCGATGGCAATTTCAGCGGCTACGAGCAGCTCGAAGCCGAGCTGAAGTCGCGCGGCTTCGATATCGGCAAAAGCAGCATCCACCGCTATGGCAGCGCCTTCGAGCAGAAGCTGGCCACGCTCAAGCTGGCCAGCGAACAGGCCAAGGCGATTGTGACGGCGACCGGCGACGACGAGGGCGCCGTCAGCGAGGCGTTGATGCTCATGGTGCAGGAGCACCTGTTCAACCTGCTGAATTCCGGCGACGGCAAGTTCGATCTGCCCAAGATTGCCCGTGCCGTAGCCGATCTCGGGCGTACCACGGTCACACAGAAGAAGTGGCAGACGGAAGTGCGCGCACGGGCTGCGGCCGCTGCCGATGCCGCCGAGCGCATCGCCAAGAAGGGCGGGCTGTCGGCCGCATCCGTCGCCGAAATCCGTAAGAGCATCCTCGGGATCGCCACGTGAACCCGCTCGAATCATTCCTCACCCGTGAGGCGGCCACCAATGAAGATGCGGCGCCGCCTCCGGTGCTTTTGGGCTACCAGCAGCGCTGGGTGGCGGACCAGTCGCCGCTCAAGCTGGGCGAGAAGAGCCGCCGCATCGGCCTCACCTGGGGCGAGGCGGCAGACAACGTGCTGATCGCCTCCGAGGCGGCGGGGTCCAACGTCTTCTACATCAGCGCCACGCAGGACATGGCGCTGGAATACATCGAAGCCTGTGCCATGTGGGCGCGCGCCTTCGACCTGGCTGCCGGCCAGATCGAGGAAGGCATCTTCCACGACGCTGGCGACAAGGAAATCAAGCTTTACAAGATCGACTTCCCCAAGTCCGGCAAGCGCATCGTCGCGCTCTCCAGTCGTCCGGCGAACCTGCGCGGCAAACAGGGCGTGGTGGTCATCGACGAGGCGGCCTTCGCGCCCGACCTTGCCGGCCTGATCAAGGCCGCGATGGCCATGCTCATGTGGGGCGACAAGGTCAGGATCATCAGCACCCACAACGGCGACGACAACCCCTTCAACGAGCTGATCAACGAGATCCGCGCCGGCAAACGCAAGGGCAGCGTGCATCGCATCACCTTCAGCGACGCGGTGGCGGACGGTCTCTATCGGCGCGTCTGTCTGCGCAAGGGCATCGACTGGAGCAAGGAAGCCGAGGAGGCCTGGGTCGCCGACGTGCGCAACTTCTACGGCGACGACGCGGCCGAGGAACTGGACGCGATCCCGGCGCGCGGTGGCGGCACCTACCTGCCGCTGGCGCTGATCGATGCCCGCATGGTTCCGGTGGGTGACATAGTGCCCATCGTGCGCATGCGCTGGAAAACCGAATTCAGCCTGCTGCCCGAGCCGATCCGCGCCGCCGAGGTAGATGCCTGGTGCCGTGAACACCTTGCGCCGGTGCTGGCCACGCTCAACCCGGAACGGCGCCACGGCTTCGGCGAAGACTTCGCCCGCATCGGCGACCTGACCATCATCACCGCGCTAGAGGAAGGCAAAGACCTGGTGCGCCGGCCGCGCCTGGTGGCCGAGCTGGGCGGCTGTCCGTTTGCCCAGCAGCGCCAGATCCTCAAGTTCGTCGTCGACCGCTTGCCGCGTTTTTTCTCCGGCGCGCTCGACGCCGGCGGCAACGGCGCCGAGCTGGCCGAATACGCGGCCGATCAGTGGGGCCACAGCCGCATCGAGCAGATCAAGCTCTCGGACATGTTCTACCTGGAACAGATGCCCAAGTTCAAGGCTGCCCTGGAAGACGCCACGCTCGACGAGCTGCCGCGCGACGATCAATGCCGCGACGATCTGCGCGCCATCAAGAAGATCAACGGGGTGCCCAAGTTGGGCAAGGCCAAGACCCAGACCGCCGACGGCAGGAAAGTGCAGCGCCACGGCGACTTCGCCATTGCCCTGTTCCTCGGCCATTATGCCATGACCCGCGAGCGCGAGCCGGGCCGCTGCGACGGCTATGTGCCGATGCCGCGCCGCGTTACAGGCATCCCCGGCCAGGACGGCCAAGACGATGACTACGGCGGCAACAGCCGCAGGATGGTGTGACCATGCCCAAGATTCTCGACCAGTACGGCAACCCGATCGATACCGGGGCGCTCAAGGAACCGCAGACCAGCCGCATCGCCACGCTGGAAAACCAGTACCTCACTCCCATGCTCGCCGGCCTCACGCCGAGCCGGCTATCGGCCATCCTCAAGCAGGCCGACGACGGCGACCTGACGGCGCAGCACCGCCTCTTTGCCGACATGGAAGAGCGCGACGCGCACCTCCTCTGCGAGATCGGCAAACGCAAGCTGGCCGTGATGGATCTCGACTGGGACATCGTGCCGCCTCGCAACGCCACGGCTATCGAGAAGGCGAACGCCGAGTGGGCCAAGGAAGTGCTGACCGATGCCATCGACCCGGTCGAGGATCTGCTGCTCGCGCTCATGGATGGCGTCGGCCACGGCTTCGCGGCGACGGAACTGGAATGGCGGCGCGAGGGAGCCGAGTGGCTTCCCGCCTTCCTCCCCCGGCCGCAGGAATGGTTCCGGCTCGATCGATTCCGCCGCGAGCTGCGCCTGATCGATTCCAGCGCCGACGGTGCCGCCATGCAGCCCTTCGGCTGGGTGCTGCACACCCACGGCAAGGCCAAGACCGGCTACCTCGGCCGCATGGGCCTGCACCGCGCCCTGGTCTGGCCCTTCCTCTACAAAGCCTACAGCCTGGGCGACTTCGCCGAGTTCCTGGAGACCTATGGCCTGCCCATTGTGCTCGGCAAGTACTACCAGGGCGCCAGCAAGGACGAGAAGGCGAGCCTGATGCGCGCCGTTACCGCGCTCGGCCACGACGCCCGCGCCATCATGCCGGCCGACATGGCCATCGAGATCGAGAAGGTCTCGGCCGACGGCAGCGGCACCCCGCACCTGGCGATGATCGACTGGGCCGACCGGTCCCAGTCCAAGGCCGTCCTCGGCCAGACGACATCGAGCGAGGCGCGCGCCACCGGCCTTGGCTCCGGTGTGGCCAATGTACACAACGAGGTGCGCCAGGACATTCGCAATGCCGACGCCCGGCAGATCGCCGCCACGGTAACGCGCGACCTGATTTACCCGCTGCTGGCGCTCAACCGGGGCGGCGTCGACAGTCTGTCGCGCTGCCCGCGCCTGGTATTCGATACCGGCGAGGTCGAGGATCTGGTCAAGATGGCCGACGCCCTGCCCAAGCTTACCGGCATCGGCATGCGTATCGACCCGGAGTGGGCGCATGAGAAGCTGCGCATCCCGGCGCCGCCCGACGGCATGCCGGCTCTGGGCGAGACGAAACCCGACAAAACCGGAACAAAACCGGCCAAATCCGAAACAAAAGGCCCCGCCGCAGCGCTGGCCGCGATGCGTGCCGGCGCCGACCCGACCGACGAGATCGACCTGCTGGCCGCCGACATGGCCAGCGATTGGGAGCGCGTGACCGAGCCGCTGGTCTCGCCCATCGAGCGGCTGATGGACGAGTGCAAGACGCTGGAGGAATTTCGCGCCAGGCTGCCGCAGGTGCTCGAACAGATGGACGCCGATGCCCTGGTCGGATCGCTGGCCAGCGGCAGCTTTGCCGCCCGCCTGCTCGGCCGTGCCGAACGCCCGGACACGACCAGCGAGGCCCTGGCCGCGCAGGTGGAAAACCTCGCCGACGCCCTGACGCGGATATCTGTCGCCGACGCGGATCGCCACGCCACGCTGTTGGCGGCGCTCACCGCAACCAAGCCGGCCGAGGCGGTGGCCCCGGCCCAGGTGACCGTCGAGGCGCACATCCATGTGCCCGACCCGGTCGCCCCCGTCATCACCGTGGCCGCGCCGACGGTAACCATCACCAACGAGGTGCAGCCAGCCCCGGTCAGCGTGACCAACGAAATCCAGCCGGCGCCGGTGACAACCGTGGTGGTGCCGACCCATCCGGCCCGAGCCGTACAGACCGTTGAGCGCGATCCCGAGACGCTCGAAGTCACGCGCACGGTGACCGATTACGACCAAGGCGTAGTTATGGGAGAACAACGATGACTCTACTTGTGGTGAACGACGATGGATCGATGCGCGAGCCGGTCAGTCCGTCAATCAACCCGGCCGTCTATGTGCCGTTCGGGTGGTGGATGGCCGCGTTCGGCGAGGCGGCGCGTTGTCTTCTGGCCGCGAACCGAGCAACGCAGACGCTGACGCAGTTGAGTATCGCGCTGGGCGCGAGCGCATTCCAGCAAAGGTGATGCCATGACATTTATGCTGGCTTATGCAGCGGCTGCCATTGTGGCCACGTTCCTATTCTCGCGGCTTGCCCGCTTTACCGATTATCAAGACCACGATTTTGAAAGGAAATAAATCATGACGCTCGCTCTCTCGACCACCATCCGCACGGCCCGCGCCCAAGCGATCATCACCGCCGCCGGCGCCAACGCCAAGCTGAAATTCTATGACGGCACCCGTCCAGCATCTGGCGCGGCAGTCACCACGCAAACGCTGCTGGCAACGTTGGTCTTCGGCTCGACCATCGGCACGGCAGCCTCGGGCGCAATCGACTTCGACGAGGCCGGCGTCACGCAGACCAACTCAGGCCACGTTGCAGGAACACCGACATGGGTGCGCCTGACGACTTCTGCTGATGATTTCGTCGCTGACCTGAGCATTCCTGCCGACATGACGTTTTCCGGAACGATTGCAACTGGCGTGAATGTGACGCTGAACGCTTCGACTCTGGCCGAAGGCAACGCCTGATTTAACTCATGGCACAGCCGACAGGTCAGGTACTGCTCGATACGGGCGGGCCGTATTATGGCTATTTTTGGTACGCCAACGATACCGGCTTGTGGGATGCCCGCGCCGGGGCGATGGCAACCAAGAGCGGTACAGGCGCGGTCGTTTCCGAAGGCGGCGCGAATGTCATCACGGGCGACGGATCGACCTACTTCACCCTGCCGTCGCTGCTGACGCTGGCCGGCGACTTCACCATCGGCTTCAAATGCCGGCTGACGGCGGCCAATACGGCGTCGATCATTGCCGGCGACCGCACGGTTGGCACGGACTTCATTTGGGTCAATAACGGCTCGAATCAGATTGCTATCCGCGCCAACAACGGTACGGTCACGGCGGCGAACACCAACTCGGCCACGCTGACGACCTACCACCTGACCCGCTCCGGGACGGTGTATAGCCTCTACAAAGGAGGCTCGTTCGTCAGCAACTTCTCGACTCAGAACGCGCAGCCTCTGGACATCGGTCACCTGCTGGCAGGCTACACCAACGGCAGCTTTTCCATCAACGGCGTGATGGAGTGGTTTCACCTGATCAACGGTACGGCGCTTGATGCGACGGCGATTTCCTCGCTTGCCGCCGACCCGTATCAGGTGCTGGTGTCTGCTGGTGCCAGCGCGGAAATCTCGCTCACCACTGAGGCTGCGACGTTCTCTGGCTCGGCTTCGCAAGGCTCTCCGGTTGCCTCCGTGTCGGTTACGACGGTGGGCGCAACGTTCTCAGGCTCGGCGGAAACAGCGGGCGCAGCAGGCACGATTGCGCTGATCGCGCCGGTAGATCGTCAGTCGTTTCAACGTGACATAAACGGGCAGGCCGACGTCACTCTCATTGGAACTTATGCAGGCGGTCCGGAAAGCATTGAATACCGGCACGCTGGCGGAAG